AGAGAACATGCCTCTTGTACGATGAAAACTGATCGTCGGGCCCCATTTTTATCCCGACATTATTTAATACTAGGTTTGATAAGTTGTTTTCTCAACCAATTTTTGTATTTTGCGTTTCTATTTTAAGGTCTTGTTATGACATAAATATTTTTGGTTGCCTCATGGACCGGCGTCAATCCGTTAACGTTTTCCTTCGTTGTTTCTGTTTTATAGTCTTGCTTTGACTTGACAGTATAGTAAAATAAAATAAACTAAGCTAATGATAACGCATAATATGCGATTCTTAGTGAGGCAGCTGTAACAGTGGCAGCAGAAGTTATAACGGATGGGGTTATAGCAGTAACGGCGTCAATCTCGCCGGCGAAAACATGAGTACACTGCGTAGCTGACTGGGTGGTCGAGACTAGTGTAAACGTATTTCCAGGCGATGTTAATGATGGCGTCGTTGGTGCTACCAAAGTTGTGCCTGTAATAGTATAAATAAATATGTATTGCCCAGGTATTAGAACTGCAAGTGAGCCATTAGTTCCATTATAAGTAGTTATGACACCACCAGTGGATGTGACCGACGTACCCAGCCATAAACTAGTGGATGGGGAATTAGCTACTAGCTTCGCAGCAGTAGATAAAGCATAAGCCGTCAAATCAAATTGTGGTGTCATAAACTCAACTTCATAATCGACATGTAACTCACCTATGGTTGTAGTATCAGCAAAACCACTTGTGGCAAGGAACAAATTACCAATGTCAAACAACATAACGTCTTGACCAGTTGTTAAAGCTCCATAACGCAAGAATTTTTGCTGAAATTTTTGCATGTCCTCTTTGGTACATTTATGTTCGAACGATTGCCAACAAGGCCCACGAATTGAGCTGTGGTAAGCCATCATTTGTGTTTTATTAGTAGGGGCTGCATCAGAGGGATCATAATCTACGGCCAACATAACGGAACCGTTAGTGGCAGTGGATTTTGAACTCTCAAAGATGAACGTCAAACGCTTAAAACGATATGATTCATATCCAACTGCAATTGTGCTTAACCAAGGAAACGTTAATGGCATGCCAGGATTGATAGCGAAAGCGTTAGTAGTGAACAAAACGGACCCAGCGATATCCGTAAGATATTCTCTGTGTCTAATTGTCACTCTACCGTCACTACTGTTCTTTGGCATGTTGTAAATAGGTTTCGAAGCCTTATCGACCCGCGCGATAGCCACAGGCGCAGCGACCGTCTTATTCGTCGAAATGGCATTGGTAAGTTGTTTGGCTTGGCTTTGTTGGCGAGATCGTAAGTTATATTTAATATTGTTGTTAGATTGTTTACTACTAGAAGGTTTTACCATTTTACTAATGTGTTATAGTCTAAATGATTAGTTAAAAGAAAAATTTTTATATTTCTGCAAATAAGCGTTTATCAAATGATTATTTTGATTAGAGATGCCGTCAAAGTACTTTTCATGTATCTTTTGATCCGAAGGAGTCATATCAAAAGCTACACAAAAGTCCTCCCGTGTTTCTTCAGATATATCGCGTAATTGTATAACACTATTACCACTCAACCTGGACGGCAACTTATCAACACTACCTAAAGGTTTAGATAAATTAGAAATACGCAACAACATAGTAAAAAAAGATTGTAAAACTGGTACACCTTGGTAACTCAACAAATCGCACAAAGCGGATCCAGCCAAAAATTTTTCCAAACATTTAAAATATTTAGAATCACAATAAGCAGAACGCGACATGGCTCTCCATGGTTCCTTTATCATCACATATTCACCACCAACCCTAATAGGCGAGCATTGACAATAAGAAATTTCTTCGAACCGATGTGCTATTTTATCGACCTCAGTCTCCATATTAAAATTCTTAAAAAATTCTACTGATTTGAGTTTATTTAAGTCAGAACGCTCAATGATTAAAACAGAATCATCACCATTCACATGTATACGGAATTTTATAATTCCGCTAGCCTTAACATAAACGGCTATCATACAATAGTTGATTAGTGAGTTTCCTTCGGATGTCGTATACTCGCCTGAGCATCTATGCCCAAACATTTTATACCGTAATCCACATTGTGTTCTGGCTTTGTTTTTGAATTGTTGTGCTAATAAAAATGATAAGAATTTTGAAGGAAAAATGGCTTTCCAGTAGGAATGTTCGATGTCCAACAACTCGGGAGCATAGTGGCCATCGAATTTACTATGGTCCATGCAGACAGCAACAGGATCAATAAATTCATCCCATGACTCCTTTAATACTCTAGCACAGCCTTTTTGGTTGTGATATTTTGTTAAAATATTTTGTATGCTCTGGCCGTTCCATGACAATCCAGGATTTTCCTTGATTGTTAGAGAATGGTCTAAAACATAACTTTTTAGGGAATAAAGGTATTCATAAGATCTAAATTGTATTAACCTAGCTGGCTTTATGGTTTTTTCTATAGCCGCTTTTTCATATTTAATAAACGAAGTCAACCTACTATGCCGACTATCTAACACTACTCTATTACTAACTATATTTAGATACGCGTTGATGTACCGTTGGCGTATTCCGGGTCTAGTATTTTGCACGATAGTATTATGTGGGCATCTACCATGGACGAACGGTTGTATTACTTTAGCACAATCAGCTACTTCGTTTCTCAACTGCGTTAACAATTGGTTTTTATTATCGAAGCCTTTGATAGCACCCAAAGCATGTCGTCCTGTGATAGCGCGAAATTCATTACAAGCACATTTGTTGAAATAAAATTGTTCGCTGAGCCCGTTCATGGTAAACAAATTCGTGTATTTTGTCGTACCATGTGTTCCCACGCCTGCCGTTTTCACGCTTAAGTGACCAGATGAAAAGTCTCTTGGTGTTGTGCCACCACAAAAAGCGTCATTCAGACGTGGGGAGTATCAAAATTGTAGATTAACCGAGGGCAGTCCTACACTAGGCAAAATCTTGCTAGCAAGATTCTCAGTATAATCATACTGGCCTAATACGGACACTTTCCCTAGGTTTCCATCGTTCACCAAGTTATTCAGGCGGACGGTATTTTGATAATTATCGGGTCGCTTGAGCAATGCTCTAAACTCAAGTTCCTCGCGTTGTATCATGTAAGCTGCCATGATAGACGATGTCATAATAGTGTAATCGATGTCAGTATCACACTTTCGATTGTCTTTCATCATCCAAACTCTCGCGTCATTGACCATGCTATTGATCAAAGGCAAGTTCCTAGCACGCATAAAATACTTACATTTAAGAAATTGGGTCAAGGCCTTTTGGGATCTAATGACCTTAGAGGACGAAACTCGTTTCTTACACTCAGCACGATCAGGAATGGTCATGATCGCATCGAGCATATTAGTAGTAGTAGCATCTAGGACTTCGGAAATAATTGACTGATCCTTGTCCTCAACTATCGACTCGACTATTGGCGTTAACAATCGAGGAGTAGTAGGCTTTATTTCATGTATCGGCTCCTCAATTTCCTCAACGCAAAGGTCATCAGAAACATCTGCTTCATCGACCAATACGCTAAAGACATTTGTAGCTTCAACACGTGGGGGATCAATATTATGCATGTCCATGGTTGTTGTATGATTAGTTGTTGTAGTGATAATCTCTTGAGCGTCTTCTTTGACTACTGTTGGCTCCAAATAGAATTTTTTAAATGCCTTACTTTTTCGATTCATAAAACCTAAAATGTTGTGCACGCGTTGCGTTGGAGTTGGCTTAAGTATTGGTACATGGTGCTCGCCGAAAACAGCAGTAGAATTTGAAATTATCCTAGGTTCCGCAACCACAGTCTCGGACTGGCTGGGTTGGACTCGATTGATTGAACATGACGGGTCGAGTGTGCCCGCAATGTGACATAGCTGAGAGTGATTTGCACTCTGGGCTTTAGGACTGTCAGCTCCTAATTGCCTGAAGGGTTTATGTGTGAGTTGTGCCATGTCATGTGTGTGTTTAATGTGGGATTGCCACAGGCTAGTTTTAAACCTTAGCGGTTATCAAGCAGGATTGATGGCCCCCAAAGAAACGCTTGGGCAGCGGGATAAGCGTCTGGCCTTGGCTCGAAATAAGCATTCTACCAACATCGTGTAAACGAATCTTTCCGTATATGACAGTTACGGGACGGACTTATCAGCATTATCCCATAGCGAACTAGAATGATGCTGAACCGTTAATAATTTCTAGTATAGCAATTACG